TCTTCGAGTACAGTACCTGTCCAAAGGACTTGGTTGCCAGCAGCATCAAGGATAGGCTCACGAGTTGCTACGTTCAGACGGTAAACGCCTGCGATAGTAACCATGTCGCCAGCTTTGATAGTACCAGTACCCAAGTTGTTCAGAGACAGAACCTGAGTCATAGTGTCCTTAGCTGTAACGTAAGTTGCATCAGGAGTAGAAGCCAAAGCGCCTGCACGGTCAGTAGTAGAACCTGAAGTGTAGCTAGACAGAGCGTTAGATGTAAGAGCCATCATGCCGCCGAAGTTGCTAGAGATTTGCGCTTTTTCCCACGCTGTACGAACAAGGCCATCAGCCGCATTCAGACCGTTCTGAGCTGAAGACAGCGCAGTAGTGGTGAATGGGTTCATGATGTAATACTTCTCGTCAGACATTGGAACACCGACTGAATCCATCAAAGCACCAGCACCTGCAACGTCACCCCAAGCATCAACAGCAGTGCCGTGAGTACCATACTTGAGTGAAGCGTTCTTGCGGATGTATGCGCCAAGATCAAGCTCCATGTCAGTCACAATGCGACGAGCCATAGGCTCAATGATTTGGTCGAGTTGGTCTAGCTCAAGAGCTTCTTCAATGTTTCCCCACTCAGTAGCAGCAGTGAAGTAGTCCTGAACTGTACCAGTAGCCTTACCTGCAATGATGTCAGACTTCGTAGAAGCGCTGATGTCACCGCCAGAAGTACGGATGCTGTTGTAGTCGTGCGGACGTTTGAAGTCTACAGTTGAACCGCTTGAAGGGTTGAACTTGCCTGACAACAGTTGAGTGTTGACAGTCTTAGTCAGAACTCGGCTGGCTTCGAATGCTTCTAAGAAGACCCGAGCCACTTTCCGAGTGACGTTACTATTAAGATTGTTAGCCATTTTACCTTTTCCTATTCAAATGTTGCGCCTTGTGGCCCTCTAGGTTTGGGGGCAGTTCCAGCGCCGTGTGGCTGCTCCAATGGATCAGGAGCAGAATTTACCTTGGGTTTAAGAGCAGCAGCCTTCTGCTTGACCGTCGTTGCTATATAGACAGCCGCCCTTGCAGGTGACATATCTTTTAGCTTCTCTAGTTCTAAGAGGTTCTTAGACAGATAAGTGGTAATCAATGGCCCTTGGTCTTCCTCAAGAATGAAATTAGCTACCTCATCTTGAATACCAAACTGGGCTATCGTGTTACCTGCTGCCTGTAAATCCTCTTTCTTAATCCCTAGCTTAGTAGCCCTTTGGGAATAAGACTGAACCTTCTCAGTCAGTGCTTCTTGCTGCTTTTGGGCTTGCTGTTGGCGCAGCATTTGCTGCTGTTGCCTCAAAGCCTGTTGCTGCGCGTCATACTGAATCGCAGCCTGCATAGCCCTGTCCCTCTGTTCTAGCTGCCTTCTGTATTCCTCGTCAGAAACTGCAAAAGGGTCTGGAATGTCTGGGACATGCGGTCTACGCTGTTCAGGAACTTTCGCTTCTAATTCTTCAAGCCGCTTTTTAAGGGCTTCTGCCTCTCGCTCCTTCTCTCGGAGCTTGAAGACCTTCTTGCCCACAGCCTCATCAAATATCCGCTGTTGTTCTTCACTGAACTTGATTTGTTTATCCTGAGTCTCCTCAGCCTCGGGTGCTGAATCCGAATCCTGTTCCTCAACAGAATCTTCAGTTTCTACTACTTCCTCTACTACTTCTTCCTCAGAATCAAAGGTGTAGTTGTCTTCTGGTTGCAGCTCGCTCATGTTTTGCCCCTTACGGTAAATGCCACGAAGAAAGGTCGTGTGCCTTATGCCGATAATACCATATTTAGGTAAAAATCAACACTTGTTAGCTAAATAGGCTAATATATGGGCAAATTCACCAAGGAGTTACTCATGAGCGATATACTGGACGCATTTGAGACAGACGACCCAGATCAGATGTCTGACATCCTGTTAGATACTATTGGGCAGCTAATAGAAGCTGACAGGGCAGGAGATGGCCCTATCATTGAGGAATTATGGGAGAAGGTTGAGGATATGATTAACAGCTTGATTGACGCTGTTTAAGCTATTCCTCGTAACGCACTGGTAGTACCAACGCTAGAAAGCAGGTCTGCGCTGTCAGCCTTGGTTGGGTCAAACTCTGCGTTGGTGGAGCGGATGTTTTTAGGGTCAAATATTATATCAATTGTTGCAGGCTCATAATCTTTAGGGATTGATGGAGGCAAGGCAACATCAGGCGTGTTTTCGAGCATTCCGCTTGCATTTACCTCATCTAGAATATCAATCATTTCCTGACTCATAGGCTCATTGCTGGCAGGTAAAGGTTTAAGTGGTATTTCGTTGGACGCTTTGTCAAATACATTGTTAATTGTTACAGAGTCATATCCTGCAAGTTGTGCGGCGTAAGCAATATCATCTGTCCGTGCTACATCACCCACACTTGAATGCAAATTTGCTTTTACCTCAGCAGGTAAATTACTAACAGGGATTGAGTTAAAGTTATTTCTACCGCCTTCCACAACAAGATTGTTTCCCTTGTTAAGATATGCAGGCACAACATAGCTTCCGTATTCTCCAGCATCTTCAGGGCTGCTAGTAAACATCTGGTAGTTTCCAGCTTTGTTTGGGTCGTATTCGCCGCTCAGTCCTCTATATGCGACCCTGCCAGTATCAAACCCAAGGTCTTGCGCCCTCTGCATTCTGGCTTCTGGGTTCATCCAGCTTGGCGTTAGTTGGTCATTGACACGCTTGGTGTCTATGAGGGAGTCATCGAATATGACGTAATTGCTAGTGCCTTCACCTCTGTTTCTGCTCATACCATCAAAGTATTTAATACCTTTGACTCCAGATGCGCTTAATTCTTGAGATGCAGAAGCAGGACTTCTTCCCATCTGATCGGTGATAATCCTGTATATATCACTGCCTCTTAGATCGGCAGAATCTGCAACACCCAAATAAACTTTAGAGCCAGTGTCTTTGGATATATAGCTTTCCACACCATTAAGAGTCAGTATGTCATCTAATACCTTTTTAACTTTTTCTGGCTGCTTGCTATATGGCGCGTCCCAATCTAACAATTCTTCAGGAGACACATTTAGGTTTACATCATATCTGCTGGCTGCGTCAGATATTTCCTGTAACTCAGGCTTTACTAGTGTTGTATATAGTTGCTTTTCATCAGGGGAAAAGCCTTCTACAACATACTCTAGCTCATTCATAGTTTTTGCTTGGCTAATCCCACCAAGTATATTGTCAAGTTTTGTTTGGTTGCCAGCTAAATCATAAATCTCATTTAGGTCAATTCCTAAACCATATTCATCTATTGCCGCAAAATCCCGTGGGGTTTCTGTGCCTTCAAATACGTTTTTGAAAAGAACATTCAGCTTGTCATCTACTTCGTCAACATCTAATCCTTTTTCATCTGCAAGGTCTAAGACATTTTCTTTCCAATCCCTTGCGCCTTTGTAATCTATTAAGCCTTCATAGACATTCTTAAATCTATCTCTAAGCTCGGCTGTATAAGGAGTATCTACGTTTTTTTCTTTGAATCTAAGAACTGGCGAATTGAATTGATTGAAATACTCGTCGACTACGGTTGGATTTTCCGCAAAATACAAACCGTGTCCATAAACCTGAGCGCCTTCACCAGTGCCAATCTTATCCATTGAAAACTGTTCAAATCTATGCGGAGAAGCATGACCAGCAGGTATTACATTACGCAATGCTGAACCAACAAACTTAACACCCTTAGCCGCCGAATCCCCAATAATCGGAAGCGCACCAACAGCCGCAGCCAATGTGTTAATCCCTGTGCCTAGCATATCTCCTTGGTTGTAAGAGGTGCGTATATCACCTATACCTACAGCGTCACCAACAATAGGAGTAAAGTCTATGCCTGTCTCAACGCCTTCTCCAGCATTGATAAGACCTTGGCGATACCCACCACCTATGCCGCTGTCATCAATTAACTCACGCAGCTTGCTACCTACCGTAGCTCGGAAGTTAGGGTTGAATGGGTTGTAGGATGACTGAAACGCAGAGACTTGTTGGACTCTGCGCTTATCCAGTTCCTGTTGAGCTAACTCAGCGACGGTTGGCAAGGTTGATTAACTCCGCTTCAGACATAAAAGG